ACCCGGGCTCGAACCGGGGACCCTTCGGTTAACAGCCGAATGCTCTGCCAACTGAGCCATCGAAGCAAATAGTTTAATGTCTTTTCGGACAATAAATATAATAATTAAATATTAGGTATTATAGTTTTTATATAATTACATATTTATATATAAGTTTTTATAACATTTATACACAAATATAAAAAGTAGTTTAACGTCATTTCGGACAAAAATAAAATATTAAATAAATATTTATATAATATTTTATATAATGTTATAGTTTTAAATACTTAAATAATTTTTATATTTTTATTATAAAATTTCATCAACTAATTTATTTTTTAAACATAATGTAGAATCCCACCATAAATCATGTTTTAAAATATCATTTAATTGTTTTTTATTAACATTTGTATTTTCTTTATAAATTTTTTTAATAACTTCCATAAATTGTTTACAATTTTTAAATTCATCTTCCATTTCATGAAATTTACCAACCATAAAAGATGATAATTCATGAATTAACATATATGAATTTTTGTAAATATATCTTTTTTCACATACTACACTAATTATTGTTGCAGCTGATGCAGCAATACCTTCAATATAACTATAAACTGGTGTTTTTAAAGTTCTAATAATATCAATTACTGCAAATGCACCATATAAATCACCTCCATATGAATGAATATGTAAATTAATATTAACAGATTCTAAATTATTTCGAAGTTTATCTGTTTGTAATTTCATATCTAATTTTTTTAATTGTTTAATTAAACTAAAACATGTTTTTGTTGTAACATCACTATAAAAATAAATATTATTATCAATTGTTTCTACAATTTCTTCACCTTCACCATCATCGTTAGTTACATCATCATTAATTTTTGTTACAATGCTCATTGAGTTATTTAATTTTCTTTTCTTTGAATACATATTTTATTATTTATAATAATTATAATCAATTTTAAAAAAATAAATAATATATATAATGAATAATAACAACGATATATTAATAAAATATTTTAAAGAAAAAGGAATTGTAAAAATTATAAATGAATATAGAAAATTTTTTATACATTATGAAAAATTTAAAAATATAATTTTTTTTATTAAAAATATTAATTATGATATTGATATTAATCGTAATTTTATGATATATAATAGAAGTGAAATTAGATATGGTAATAAAACAGTTAAATATTATTACAAAAATGAATTATTTATAGCAGATAGAATAATAAAAATTGATAATATGTATTTTAAATCATATAGAGAACAAATTGATATAATATATGAAAGTTTTAATAATTATAAAAATTTCAAACATAATAATATAGATTTTAGATATATACTTGAAAATGATAGAAATATAAAAAAATTATATTTAAATAATTATAGTTAATTAAATTTCTTCAATTTTTGTTTTTTGTACATTCATATTTTTTTTAATATATAATGTAACTTTTTTAATTACTTCTAATTTCTTAAAATAATTTTCAAAAAAATATCTTAAAATTTCACTATTTTTTTTATTATCACTAAACATTTTTTCAAGATTTTCTTCAAATAATTTTGTATTTTTATCTTCTGATGGTGGTTGTAATTTATATAATAAAGATGTTAAATATTTAATAAATGTAAACATAAATAATACTAATTGTTCTGGTTGATTTGACTTCATTACATTTTCAATAATACTAATATCAACATTTTCATCAAATTCTTTTAAAAAATTTTTATTTTCAATCATTTCATGAATCATTTCTTTTACTTCTGATAAAAATTTAGTAATTTGATCTAATTTATTATTTTCGATATTTTCTTGAAATACATCCCAGAATGCTTTATGTACAGTTTTTTCTACATCTGTATACATTTTTTCATTTTTAAAGACAGGTATTTGTCTTTTATTTAAATATTCTAATCCATCATCACCTGCAATCATTTTAATATTATTTTTTAAACTTCTTAATTTTCTTTCTATGTAAAGATAATCATTATTATTATTTTTTTTAAATTCATTCATTAACAATTCTAATTCAAAATATGATTTTAAAATTGGTCTAATAATAATCAATGAATCTCTTCTTTTCCATTCATTAAAAAAATTTAAATAATTATTAAAATCTTTTTCAAATTTAAGACTATTATTTAATGAATAATTATTAAATAATTTTTCAAACATTAATACAAGTTCATTTGAAAGTGTAATCATTTTTTGATTAAAATCATCTTTACTCTGAACTACTATATCATTATGAAAAACAAATAAATATACTGTTAGAAATACTTTAACAGTTTTATTATTAAATCTTAATTTAAGATTTAAAGTTTTCATTAAATTATTTAGAAATAGTTTGATATTTTCAATATTTTCATTATTTCTAATATATTTACTTAATTCTTCAAATGTTAATTTTAATAATGTTTGATAATCTAATAATTTCTTTTTTTCAATACTTAATGATTCCATCATAATAATTTATTAAATATTTACTTCAATTTTATTTTTTTTTTAATTGTGATTAAAATTATAAATCCTTTAATGTAACATCGATAATTCTATCAATATTCTTTTTATTTCCAATATTAATAAAAACTTCATTAAAAAAAACAGCATATGTTCTAATAAATTCTTTAAAATTTTTAAAAGTTTTTTCTATGGAATTTAACATAATAGTTAACATTTCACCTACTGATTTTGATCTATATTTTGGTTTATTATGATTTTCAATTAAAAAATCTAAAAAATATGTTGTCCAATAAGAACAGAATCCTCCTGGATCACCCTTAATACTATCATAAGTTTCCATAGCTTGAGGTCCACGCTTAAAACCTTGAACTAGTGGACAATATTCTGATAAATTTTTGTATTCTATGCCATATTCAGAAAAAAAATCAGTTAAATAAAAATTCATAGCATCATTTATATCAATACGATCTGGATTATATCCATGTGGTTCAAATCTATATACAATATTTTCTTTTCTATCATAAATAATAGCATTAGCGTGTCCAGATTCATACTTACCATTTTTAGTTCGCGTTTTTATTATTAAAGGAGATATAACATATCTTTTTTTTGAGTTTTTTAAATTAAATATGAAATTACTTGGATTTTTTGTTGGTAAAAATGTTATAATATCATATTCAGTATTATTTTTTTGAAATACAAATATAAATCCTAAATCACTAAATTTTGTTTGTATTTTTTCAATTGATTTAGTATTTAATTCTTCTAAAAGTTTTTGAAATTGTAAATTTGGGAAAAAATCTATTTTATCTTTATGTTTGCGTATTAAATAGTAAATCATAATTATTTCCATCAATACAGTTCCATCAATTAAACCTTTTTCTGATTTTATTTTTTTTGTTTTATGTTTGATAATTAAATTTAAATCATTTTTTTGTGGTGTTTTCATTACTTTTCTAATAGAAGTATTTATACGAGCTAAACTAGTTTTTATTTCCTTATCTGATTTAAAATTATTATTTAATTTATAGAGAATTTTAATTTCATCACATTTTCGAATTAGTTTTTTATAAGTTGGACCATTTCTTTTTATTTTTCTTCCAGAAAATGGATTTATATTATTATTTTCTTCAAATTTTTTACATTTTTTATAGTTTTTTTCATTTTCTTTTTTTACATTTTTTTTATCAATATTCTTAGTTATCTTTTTATTTACTTTTACTACTTTGTGTAAAGAAACCTTTTTTTCACATTCTTTTAATAATTTTTTATAAGTTGGTCCATTTTTTTTAATTTTATAACCAGTTCTTGGATTAATAGAATCATTTTTTAAAAAATCTTTACATATATCATTCATTTTATCATATATATATAATATTTATTTAAATATTATCAGAAAAAAATCAAAAATATTTTAAAAAATACATTTGATATTATAATATTTTAATTTAAAACTTATGCTATTGCAACCATCCAAAATATCATTGAATGCATAACAACAAATGTTTTAGCAACTATACTTTTTGGAATTATATCTCCATAACCTAATGTAAAATTAGTAATACTAGAAAAATAGAAAGAATCAAACCATGATAATTCAGTAGAAAATGATTTTTTATCTATTATATATAAAATTTTATAAATAATACCAAATATTATTATAAGTATTATATTAAAATATAATTTTTCATGTGGTTCATCGAAATATTTAATAAGTTTATTAAATTTTCTTTTAAATAATCTATTAAATATTTTATGAGTTTTTAATATATTATTGCCAATATTTTGATTCATTATATATTAATAATATATAATAATAATTAATTTGACATACTATGTTTTAAAAATTTCACTAAATCTTCATATGATCTATCACCATTATATTCATCTTTTATTTTTTCATCTTTTACATATAATAATGTTGGAAATCCTTCTACTTTATATAATTCTACTAATTTTTTATTTTGTTTTCCATTGACTTCTATTAATTTGATAAATTGATTATTTCCATAATTTTTTTTTAATAGATCCCATGTTGGTTTCATATTTTCACAATGTGGACATCCATCTAATGAAAAAAATAATAACTCTTTATATGGTTTATTAGATGTAAAACCTTCTGAAAATAAAATTTTTAGTAATATTGTAATAATTATTGGAATAAGAATTAATCCAATGAGAATAAGAATTAGTAAAGTTTTTTCACTTAATTTAGGAAATTTCATAGTTGACTTTATATAAATTATAAATATAAAATTTTTTATTTTTATGTACTAATAATGTTTCATAATTATTATTATAGATATAAGAATATTTTTTTTTCATTACACTATATTTAGATAATAATTCTTCTAAAAGAATTTTTTTATTTATTTGATTATAATAATCATAAATAATATTTTTTATTTCAATTGGTAACATTTATCAATTAAAATATAAATTTTAATTAAAAATCATTTATATTAATAACATTTTCATATAATTTTGATTTTTGTATTTCTAATTCAATTCTTTTTCTTTTTATTTTTTCTTTGTCTATATCATTTTTTTTACTATTTTTAAAATAATATGGATTATCATATAATGACCAAAAAAGAAAAGATATTACAATACTTTCAATAACTTGATTTATAAAAATTTGTTTTTCAATTAAACTTAAGTATAAATTTAAAAAATTTAATAATATAAAACTAACCCTTATAAATTGACTAGTATGATATCTATTAAAAATATATAACATTATCAATGAATATAATAATAAATTTTCTTTATAAGTATAACATCTAAATAAACCCCATAAATCGTAATATGATGGATTATAATTACAATATTTATAACTCTTATAATAAAATGTACTAATTAAATTTATAGAATTAAATAATGTATATAAACTACATATAATTAAATATCTTTTTAATATTTTCAATGACATTTTTGAATAGAAAAAAATCCATATAAAAGTAATTAAAAAAATTGGTATATATGTAAAATTATATTTATTCATAAAATCATGAATTTTATATAATGTATTATTTGAATAAATATAGTTACTAAATGAATGAATAAAAGAATAAGTATTTGTAGCAGTGATATTATTTTTTTCTGAATATTCATCATTGATTTTTTTTGATAACATACTAAAATATAATGTTATTATAAAAAATATAGTATTATATAATACTATTATTTTATCACTTCTATTTTTTCCAAATATACTAAACATGATTATTATACAATTAAAATAATAAATTTTATTTATTTTAATTGTTATTTTATTATAATTATTATGATTTTGTACCAATTTGTGAACTAAAACCAGTACCTTCAATTTTTTGTATTGCTTCAGTTATTTCTAATGTAAAACTATGATCATTATCATAAAATTCAAATAATTCACCATTATTTGAATAAAATTGTATATCAATTTCTTTTAATATTGGTAAAGGAGAATCATAAAAATATTTATAACCACCAATATAAGCATTAAAAATATTACTACCAGATGATGCTGCTAGTTGAATTTTTGCAAATATATTATCAGTTTCTCCAGTTGATTCATCTCCACCTATAATAGATGAAGTCATTAATATATATTTTTCACCAGATAAATTAAGATTTTGATTAACTTGTGTTAATATTATATTACCAAATAAATAATCTTCTTTAAATATATTTGATGTATAATCTACACCATTGAAATAGTTATTATTATATAAATATTCAATTCTATCATCAATTAATGGAATTGAAATATATGGAATACTTACTTTAAATTTATATGTATCATTATCTAAATTACTATCTGTTATAATAAATAAACCTTGACTATTTGTTATTTCTGTTACAAATTTTGATAAATTATTTTCTTCTACATCTGTTAATGCATTATTTAAATCTAATCCATATAAATGTTTAAATCCCATAAATCCACTAAAATCAGAATTATCAAATTCTCTTGTATTTTCATTATATATATAAATTCTATCACCTGTTCCTAAATTATGAGGTAAATTTGTAGTAATAACAGAATAGATATTATCTTCAGATGGATCTAATCCATGTAAACTTGGTTTTGAAACTGATTTTATTGATAATCTTACATTACCATTTTTTGATAATATATATTCAGAGTCTTCATCCATATTATATACACCTAATACACCACTTGCACTAAATTGATCATTCTCATTTGTAGTTTTATTTAAATAATCTGAATTTGGGTTATATAAATTAATATTAGTTGTTGTACTTGGAACAATAGATGTTGTAATTTCATCATCTTCTAAAATTTTAATATAGTTATATTTTTCAATATTATTAGTAACAGTTGTAGAAAATGGTGTATCTTGATTTGGGAAACCTAGAATAGAATATGGTGTTTGTTCATCTGAAAATAATAATCTAAATAATAAACCTCTACCAATTTCTACTGAATTACCGCCACCCTCAATAATATCAGATGTAGAAGTTGCATAAACAATAAATGAAAATGTATTTAATGTAATATCTGTTATAATATGTGTTCCGTTAATAATTGATGATGATATTCCACCAATTGAAGAAGAACCACTTATAAATACATTTTGACCAATTGAAAAATTACTATTTGCATTATTATAACTAACATTAATTGTTGTTACATTATCACTTGCAGTAAATGAAAATGGATTTGATAATGTTACATTATCAATTGATGATACTTGAACTAAATCAGTTACAACGTCAATTGTTACATTATAATTATTTAATTTTCCATTTGTTCTAATAACTGAATTCATTGAATTTTGAATTAATAATGATAACTGACTTGCACTATAATTACCAGGTGTTAATGTTGTAGTATATACATTACCATCATCTGGTTCTCCATTATCTCCCATTTGCCATTTTAAAATATTATTTTTTAAATTAAATGGAGTATTTCTAATTAACTGTTGTGAATTAATAAATTCACTACTTTTTAATTTAATTGCAACAACATTAGTATATGTTTTTTTTAAAATAATTTTATAAGAATTTTGTTCAGGATATAAAATTTTATTACGATTTCTACTATCAAAATGATATAAATGTCTTTTTTCTTGTGTAAATCTTATCATTGGTTGCGTTGGTCTTAAATTTACAGAACCTAAATCATTACTTTGATTATAATTTTTAAAAAAATCAATATTTCCTTGTTCTAAATTTCTTCTAATTTGTATTCTTTTTTCTGATTTTTCTAAATTTTTATATCTAACTGATAATGGTTTTTCATCTCTAACTAAATCTTCGTCAATATCATTTTCTGGATCAATATCATCATAATCCAAATTTTTATCTTCCATAAATTGTCTAAATTTTGCCTGTTCATCTAAATATTTATTTACATCGTTTTTAACTACATATACATCTTTATTAACATATCTCTTATTTAATAAATAATCTTCATCCATAATATATATAAAAAAATAATAATATAATTTTAATTTAATTTAATATATAATAGAATATATTATATATTATATTTATGTTAGATTACAAAGATATATTACCAAAAGATTTAAATGATTATCCAGAATGCAAAGTTATAAATAATTTAAAAAAAATAGAATATAATAAAAATATTGTAATTTATGGTAAAAATGGTTATGGAAAAAGTTATTTAAAACAAATTTTAATAAAAGAATATGAAAAAAAAAATAATTTTATAAAAAAAATAACATTGGATTTAGATGATGATTTAAAAAAAAATATTGAAAAAAAAAATTACATATTAAATATTTTAAAATTATCATGTGAAAAACTATTTATTATTGATAATATAAGTTATATGAAAATAGAAACACAAAATTTTATTAAAAGTATTATTAAAAATTATAATAAAGTTAATTTTCTCATATGTTTAGATAATATGATCGATCTAATTGAAAGTTTTCATAGTTTATTCTTTTTTTTTAAATTAGATGATGAATTTTTTAATTCAAATAAAAATATAATATTAAATCATCTAAAAAATAAAATTAGTAAAAATAAATTAAATGAAATAAAAAAAAAAAGTAATAATCTATATGTCATAAATAAATATTATGAATATATATATATATTTCAAGATGAATATTTAAAATATTTTAAAAAATATAATTTAATCATTATGAATCAAAATTATGATGTCGTATTAAAACTTTTTTCTCAAAATTTAAATGATAATATTAAATATGTAAATGAATTGTTAAATGATGGATATTCTGAAAATGATATAATAAATTTTTTAATTAATTATTTAAAAAATAAAAAAATAAATAATTATAATAAAATATTAGATATTATATTAAAAATTGATAATTGTCAAAATTATTCTTATATTGAGTTATTGTATATAATAAAACATATAAGTAAAGATTATTGTCTATAACAAGTTGGTTCTTCATTAATATTTTGTTTACAAAATAAATCTAATTTACTTGTTTTTTTTGGTTTAAAATCTTTTAGGTTAGATTTTTCTTCTTTTACTTTATCTAATTCAATTACATTTTTATCAAAATCTTTTATTTCACTTACTTTATTCTTAAAATTTTCTTTACTATTTTTTAATAAAGTATAAATAATAGATAATATAAATAAAATTGTTACTAAAAATAAAAATAATATAATTTTATTATTCATAATATTATATTATATAATAATATATTTATTTTTTAAATTAATTTCATATCAGAACGACATAATGGACATGTTTTATTATTATAATTATTATTTGATATATGTGATTTTATACATTCATTGCAAAATAAATGTTTACATTTAATCATTAAGCAATCATCTTTTTCAAAACAAATTGAACATTCAGTATTTTTTGTTTTTATTTTATTTAAAACTTTTATATTTTTATTTTTATAATAATTTTGTAAATCAATAAAATCTAAAATTTCAGGATTTTCAATTAAAATTTTATTTTCTTGATCATTATAAATTTCTATTTTTTTATTAACTAAATTATATAAATTATTAAATATATTTAATGAATTAATTTTTATATTATTATAATTACTATTATTAATAATATTACATATACCACTTTCATTAATTTCAAAATTTTGACCAGATGAATTAATATTTTCTAAATAATTTTTATCATGAAATATAAAATTAATTTTTTCATCATTAATTAATAGTTTTAAACTATAAAAATAGTGTTCTTCTTCATTAAATATTTTTATTTTTAATAAATTATAATCATATTTATTTGTAACTAATTCTAATGTTCTAAATATTTCACATAAACCATCTAAAAAAATTAAATTTCTGTTTTTTACATAGAAATATATAGTTTTATTATACAATGGTGAATTTGTAAGTAATGATTCGAAAAAATCACCATAAATAGAATATTGTTTAATTTCTTTATTGAAGTAATTGATACATATTTCTAAATATTTCATTGTTTCTTTAAAAATTTGATGATTTCTCCATTTAATAAAATCTTCAGTTTTATATTTTTCTAATTCATTATTCAATTTATTAATTTTATTTTCATAATAATTAATTGTTTTTTCTTTTTCTAATAATTTTTTTTTTAATTCTTTAATATTATTCTTATTATCCATATTATCCATATTATTTATAAAAATTATTAATTATTATTAATAAATTTTATTTTACTTTTTATTTACTTTTCTTTTATTCCCAACTTTTTTTGGTCTACCTCTTTTTTTTTGTTTTGGTTTTTCAACAACTGGTTTATCTAATTCATCCATAATTTCTTCAACTAATACATCTTTTTCATTTTTTACTTTTTCTTTTAAATTTTCAGTTTCCTCTTGAGTCTTTTTAATTAATTCTCCTTTTCTATGTTCATATTCTAATTCTTTTTTGATATGTTCATCATCTTTTGTTTTTACTAATTCATTTAATTTCTCTAATTGATATTCAGATTCAATCTCTTGATCATTTAATGGGCAATATGGAATCCATTTTCCAACTGGTGCACAAAAAACATTAATTGCTGGTTCTAATAATTGTAATTCTTTTACTTTATTTTTTGTTACTAATTGATTTGGATATACACCTCTTAATTTAAATCCAGTTACAACTGGTGCTTTATCATGATTATATTTTTGATCAAATTCTTCATCTAATTTTTTTAAATTAAATGTTTGATATTCATAATATTTATCTTTAATATTTTCATAACTAATATCTAATTTTTTTTGAACTTCTTCTGATAATTCAACATCTTTATTCTCTAATTTATATTCTAATGCTTGTTTATATTCTTCTAAAAATCCTTTTAAAAATCTAGTTGCAAAAAAAGATTCTCTATTTAATAGCAATTTTTTTTGTTTTGGCTCTACAAATGAAATTAATGCAACTTCTTGTCCTTGAATAACTGGATCTTCTTTTAGATAATCTACTTTTTCCATATTATATGATTTAATATAAAATAAATTTTAATATATTTTATATTTTTTAATAAAAAAATTATAATCCTGTACTTCCATAACCACCACCTCTATTTTTTTCAGGTTCTAAAAAATTTTCTACAATATCTACTCTATAAAATGGAGTTAAATCACCTGTTGCTAATTGAAATAATCTAGTATTTTTTTTTACTACATAATCTTCTTTTTTAATATTATCTACAAATGCACAAATATTTCCTTGATAATGTGCATCAATTAAACCTACTGAATTTGCGAGTCTTAATGGAGTTTTTATAATTGAACTTCTTGGTAATAACCAATAAGAAATATTTCTTATATACATATTATTTTCATTTACTTCTACTACTTCACATGAAATATCAAATTTTATTTTTTTTGATTCTCCTTCTTTTAATTCTAAATCATTCATGCAAAATAAATCAATGCCACTATCTCCTTCATTATAATAACTATGATTTTTATATAATTCTTTTACTTCTTCATTATTTGGAATAATTCTTAATATATATTTTTTCATTTTTATATGATATTATATTAAATTTTATATTAAAAAATAAATTAGAATAATATATATATTATTAAATGGATAAATTTATTTCAATAAAAAATTTTAAACATTTATTCAAATTATTAAATAAATATTCAGAACAAAAATATGATAATAAATTAGATTTTAAAAAATTTAAAAAAATAATTGGTAATACTATGTATGAAATAAATGATAATTTTGGTGATAAAATTAAAATACAAAAAAAAAATATAATGACTTTAACTGTTCTAAAAGAAATTATAGATGAAAAAAATCAAGTAGAAGATTTTTTTAAAATGGAAGATAATAATTTTAATCTTCCAAATAATGAAATAAAAGATAATATGTTTTCTATGAATAATTATAATAATTATAAAAATCAAATAGAAAAAAAAGATGATATTAATATATTAGAAAAAAAATTAGATAATGAAAGAAAAATATATGAAAAAATTATATCATCTACTAATAATATTGTTGATAAAAATTTAATACAAGATAAAAATATGGAAAAATTTAGAGAACAATTAATAATCGAAAAACCTAAAACTGATAAAATAAATTTAGAAGATAATATTAAAAATATTAATCAAGATATTTTAATATCACCAGAAGAATATAAAAAAACAATTAATAAATACATTAAACACTATGATTTAATAATTGATAGTAGAGATAGAAATCATGATAATTATGATTCAAATAAGTATATAATTGATTTAAATAATGAAATTAATAATATTTTTTCAGTTGAATTATTAGAAGGTAGTTTTCCAAATTCAGAATATCTAATTAATGAAAATAATAATATATTACATATAGAAGAAACATTAGGAAACATAGTAGAAGTTACTATTCCAATCGGTAATTATTCTCAATTAGAATTATTACAAATTATTGAAAACTCTTTAAATTCAAATATTAATTTAAATTCAACTTATAAATTATTAAATAAAAATGTTTTACAAATGTTAAATAGTTTTGAATCAAATGATGATAATTTTTATGATTATACTGGTTTAAATATTCAAAATATTTTTGATACAAATTTAAGTACATATTGGGAATCAAATTTAAATTTAGATAATCCTTCTTATTTTATATATGATTTTTCTAAAAAAGTATTAATAAGTGAATATTCTTTATTATGTAAAGAAAATATAAAACCATCAAATTTTACTTTAGATATTAGTAATGATAAAAATATATGGACTAATATACATAATGTTACTAATCAAGTATATTCATCAAATAAATATAAAACTTATAATATTAATAATAATTTATATGCAAGATATGTTAGATTTACAGTTACTAATACAAATTTTGGTAATACAAAAACATTTAAAATAAACGAAATACAATTTAAAAGGTATGTTGATGATTATATTCAAATAAGTTCAGATTTAGTAAATAATGATCAAAATTATTTTAATTTAAGATTTTTTGGTGGTTATGATATTAATAATCAACCTATATATTTAAAAAATTCAATAGGAAGTATAATTGGATTTTCACCAATTGATCTATTAAATTATCCAAAATATACTTCGCAAAATAAAGTAATATTTAAAAATGATCAAAATATTATATTAGATATAAATAATGATATTAATTTTCATATAGTTCTTGAAAGTGAAAAAAATAATTATACATATATCAAAGGAAATAATGTAACTAATTTAGTTACTTTAGATAAATTATATCATTATAAAAAATTAAATATAACCATTAAAAGAAAAAATAATAATTTATATTATTTTAATGGTTTAGATCACTCATTTTTACTAAGATTTTACTATTATAATACTAATCAAGTATTTCAATAAATCATATTATCTAAATGATTTTTTATAATTTTATCACAAATATTATTATAAATAATTTTTTTTTTATCATTTGTGAAAATTTCTTTAATATTATCTAATACATGTTTATTTATAAAATTATTAAAACATATAAATTTATTTTTAAATTCATAAAAATAATTTGAACAGATTGGTATACAATAATGATTAATTGCATTTATAATATTATAATACGTATCAACATTATTTTCAAATGTTAAAAAGAAATAAGATTTGCTGAAATATTTTATTAAATTTTCTTGAGAAAATTTTTCAATTTTTACATTTTCTTGATCGATTCGATAGTTATTTGTTAATAATACTAATGTAAATTTATTTTGCATTTTTTTATTAATTAATTTAAATGAATTTAAAACTTTTTCTGGATGTTTATCATATGATACTATAATATTTTCTTTTGTTCCTAATTTATTTTTTATTTTATTTTTTGGTAAAGCATAACTATTTAACTTGAAGTTTTTTGGATATTCATTTAAATTTAATTCGTCTTTAAATTCCTCCATTATATGTTTACTAAAAAAATAAATATTATCAAATTTATCAAAGGAATTTATCATAAATTCTACTCCATTATTTTTTAATTTTATTTTATCTAGTTCTAAAGATATTTTACTTCTATTACATATATAATTTAATTCAATATCTTTTCTTTTTATGTATTTTAATAATATTAATGGTGTAGTAGTATAAATTTTTTTAATATTATTTATTTTTATTAATTTTTCTAATAATTCATTATCCTTACTTGATAAATAATATACATTATTTACTTTTATATTATAATAATTTGTACCAATTACAAATACATTATACTTTAAACTATTTAATTCATATATTTTTTTCATAAAGTATGGTATTTTATCATTTTCATTATAAAATATTACACTTTCTTTTTCACTTGTTTTTAAAGAAAACCCAAATGCAGATTTAGATAACGAATTTACTATAATTTTATTATCTTTAATATAACCATAATAACTAAACATATCATTTAATAATCTAAATAATAAACCTTTTGAATTTTTAAAAAAAACATCATTATTTATTAGAATTTCTTTATAATCATTATCGCTAATATATTCTTTAAATTTTAAATTTTCATCAATCGAATCATTTACAATATTATCTTTATATTCTTCTTCCATTTTTTTACTATTTATATGTTTTATTATTTCATTATGTAAATTTTCTTTTTTTTTTTTATTTTTATTAATTTTTTTATTTACATAATAAATATCCAATAATTCTTTATTTTCTTCATTATATTCATAATTTATTATATTTTCATTTGTTTTATAAATATTTATTTTATTATATAAATTAATTAAAAATGTATCTATATCATCTTGAATTTTATTATTTTCTATATATTTCATTATTTTTTTACAACAATTATTTGTAATAAAATATCCTCTATGACATTTAAAATCATCATAATTTACAATTTTTAATAAATTTTTATATTTATCACCTTGAATTTTTTTATTACTATTTAATAGTAATATATCAATATCATCTGGTATATTTTTTAAATAATTATTTAATCTATATTTTATATTTCTTGTAAAGTTAACATCATCATATAATATTAAATTTAATTTATTATCTTTTTGTTTAGAGAAATATTCCCATAATATATAATTATTCATTATATTTTTCATTTTATTTTTATCATAATCATGTGATCTTATTCCTTTGAAATTATATAAATTAAAATTTTCCAATGTTTTAATATCTTTTTCAAAGTCATAATTAATTATTTTTTTAAATATATTAAAATTACTAAATATTTTATTATTTTGCATCAATTCAATCTCATTCGGATTTGTATTTCTTGATATAATAAATACATCAAAATTTTTTACATATTTTAAACTATTTAATATACATAATTTATTCATAACATCACGATATGTAATAACTCTATTATCTATAATTTTATCAGACTTATATGAAATTAGTGGATTCATAAAATAACTTTTTTCTCTAATACATATTTTTTTTGTAAAAAAATTTTCTATATTTTTGTATTTTTCATCCAATTCATTTAATATATTATCATAAATTTTTTCATTTATAATTAAACTACATACATCTTCTATTTTTTTAACATTTAATAAATTATCATCATATATATTTCCATCTAATAATTTACCTGATAAAAATAATATATCAAAATCATCTATTAAATTATTATTATTTGATAAAAATTTATAAAAATTACTATAATTAAATTCATTTTCTTCTGTTAATATTAATATATTACTATATTTTTTTTTCTTTGCATTTAAAATACATTTTTTATAAATATTAATAATATTTTTACTATCATTAAATAATTTTTCATCATTTAAATTTAAAAATTCAACAGAAGAATTCATTCTATTCATTTGTGATAATATTTTATTTTTATAATCAGAATTTCTATACGTAATACAAAAAACATTATCTATTTTCATTTTAAATAATTTTTCAAATATACTTTTTTTTTCTGATATATTTTCTATTTTTTCAGAAATAATTTCATTTTTTATTTTAGAACAATATTTCATAACTTCATTTGTAGACATAAATACCTTCTCATCATTTAAAATAATTATTTTATAATATTTTTCTAATATTGTTTTAAATTCAATAATTTCATTATAATTTTCTAATTTAATCAATATATATTTCGATTGTATTTCATTAAAAAATATGTTTTCATTATTATTATTATATTTTTTTATCATGTTTTTTATTTCTATATTTGATAATAAAATATTTTCATATTGAAAATTATATTTTTTTATAATATTTTCTATATTTTTTATATAAAAAAATATAGTCTTCATCTTATATATATATACATATAACTAACTAATCATTTTTAATATATTTTTTTAATAATTATAATAATATTACAATTATTAAATTAAACTGTTACTGTTTTTGCTAAATTCTTTGGGTAATCAATTGAATTATTTAATTTATCTCCAATATATAATGTTAATAATTGTGCAGGAAGTGATAATAAAATATTAGATATATATTTTGATTCTGTATCAATATAAATAATTTTATCATATAAAGTTTCATCTACATTTTTATAACATGTGAATAAATAATTATTTCCATTTCTACTTTTAATCTCATTTGCTACATTTTTTGAATTATCATAATCATATTTATCACTTATAAAATGAAAAATACATGCATTTTCATCAATTAATGCTAATGGGCCATGTTTTAAATTTTTCGCACATGATGAAATACTATATTTATAACAAATTTCTTGTATTTTTAAATTTGATTCCATTGCAATTGGTAAATTTTTATATGAACTTGCTAAAAAAATTAAATTTTTATCATAAACAGTTTCTGCAATGTTCTTTATTTCTAAATGTGTCTTTTTATTATAAAAATTACTATATGTATTTGATAAATTAAATAGATAATCATTATCATTTGAATTACCAATTTTTAAAGATAAAATATATAATAATAAACTAGAACATGTAAAAGTTTTAGTTGATGCTACACTAATCTCTTTTGTTAATTTTAAGTAAAGATTAATATCACAATTTCTAGGAATTAAAGAATTTAATGAATTTGTAATAGATAAAAATTTATATGTTTCTGTAGAAATATTTTTAATTTTTATAATCATATCATAAATATCTTTTGTTTCTCCAGATTGTGAAATTATAATAAACAATGTTGGAATATTTGGAATATCATATTCGGAAAAATCAGAAACATTAAATGAACGAACATTATAATTTGTATTTATCTTTAAAAATAATTCACCTAACATACTTGCATGATATGAAGTTCCACTTCCAAGTAAAATTATATTTTTATAATTAAAATTAAGTTTTGTATATTGATTATCAAATTCATCATAATATAACACACCATTATTACAAAATATATTATTTCTCAATAATAAATTATTAATCTCTAAATTTTGTTCAAATATTTCTTTTTCTAACCAATATTTATATGGCATTGGTGTATTACAAATAACATCATGTTTTTCTATTTTATTAATTTTATAAATATTTGTAAAATTATCAATGATTTTATCATTTTTAATATCATATGATAATTTTAAAAAATCATTATTATTAATTTCAAAATAGCTATTAACATAATTACTAAAAGTATTATAATCAGATGATATATGAATTTCATTCTTATTATAACCAATAACCATAGGTGTTTCTTTTCTAGTTACATATAAATTATATGGTTCATCGTGTTTCATAATTATTACACTCCAATAACCTTTTAATTTATTAAATGTATTAATTAAAATTTTTTCAAATGAATTATTATTATTAGTTTCGTATTCATATTCTAATAAATTTACAATAACTTCACTATCAGTTTCAGATGAAAATTTTTTATATTTTTGCAATTCTTTTTTTAATATATTTGCATTTTCAATAATACCATTATGAACTAATGCAAATTTTTTATTTTCACTTAAAAATGGATGAGTATTATTTAAAGAAACTACACCATTAGTTGCCCATCTAGTATGAGTTAAAATACTATTTGATTCATATAATAATAAATCATTTGTAAAAGTTTTTTCTAATTCTTTATCTACTGATTTTTTTAAATTAATTTTATTATCTTTAAACCATGATAATCCATATGAATCATAACCTCTTGATCTTAATACTTTTAATGCTTCATATGATTGTTTAAAAATTTTATTTTTTTTTCCAATATAAGCATAAATACCACACATTATATTTATTTTTTTATTTATTTTTTTATTAAATAAATTTTATTTAATAAAAAAAATATTTTTATTTTAATGTTTAGCACCAGTTACATGTTTTTTATTACTTTCATCTGAATATTTAAGAATAAAATCTGCTAAATGATCATGTCCCATATTTTTAAGAATTACTGCATTTGGTACAACACAATGACCACCAATAAGTTGTTTTCCATTTTCATCTTTTGGAATTGGTGTTAAAACTGGTCTAACTACATTTCTTTTTCCTAATTTTGTATATCCTTCATTGTAACCAGTTTGCCATTTTGTAAAAACTGTATTAAAATCAACATTATATTTTTCACATAATAAACTTACTTCATTGATTGCTGCAATATTTACACCATATAATGTTGTAGAAACAACTTTTGCTAATTCTGATTCCATACATTTACATACTACTGGTTTAATTTTTAATAATTTATAATGTTCTAATAAAAAATTTTTAATTTTTTCATCATCTGAATATTTATCAGAAATACCTAAAAATTTATCAAATGTTAAAATTCCTTCTGTTAAATTTGGATGTACTCCTCTTACTGGTGAATGTACTACAATTACATCTAATTCATTTTGAATTAGATTAGTTGTTCCTACTCCAATTGTAGATTGAATTATTAATAATGTTTTTTTTCTTAATTTTAAATCTTTAATTGAATTTACAAATTTTTCTAAACCAAAAAAAGGAATAGAAACATTTACAATATCACAATCTGATAAAGAATTATTTAAATTTTTCCATGGATCATATATAATTAAATTATTAAAAGATTCTTTTTCATATACTCTATGAATAGAACTTCCAATTTCTCCAAAACCCATAAAACCAATTTTCAT